TCTGTGAAGCAGTATCGTGTTGCCGAGTATCTTGGTCTCCTGACCTTCGATCTCTATATTGTATGTGCACATGTACTCTTCTGATTCTGGAGACGCAAGGACGAAGATCTTGTTGTACAGGATCTTATACTGGCTGTTTATCTCTGCCAATCTCTCGTCTAACCTTTCTTTCGGTGTGAAGCTACAAAATAGCCTATTCATCAGTGATTCTTGCGTTAACTTCATTATTGTCATAACCTTATTGTAATTATAAATATCGTGATTTATTCGAAAAAATAGTCTTTTGCGTGTTTGTGCTTAACTTTATATCCTCCCTCTTCGAGTATGGCTTTGATTTGGACCAGGAATTCTTTGCCGTCTTGTATGCTATAATCAAAAAGAAAAGCGTCATATGTTATAAGTATCAAGCGACTCTTGCAGTCTGTCATGTACTCGCGCAACTTTTCTATCTTTTCTGTGTTGTTCCTCGTCTCAAGGTTCTGGATCCAGTAGTTGAACAGCTTCAGCTTGTTTACTTCCTGCGACCTTCTGAGGAGCCTTCCCGTGGGTAGCTCTATCGATCCGTCCCTCCTGTACCTCTGCCAGATCTCGTCTATGAAGCTGCCCATCCTGGAAAAGAACTCTACTCCCGAGTATTTTTGGTCTATGCCTCCGTACAACTGCTTGAACGTCAACTCTTTAGATTTTGCATACTCCTCATCGGTCAGGTCGGTCTTGCCGAAGTAGTGCTGACCGAGCTGGCTGTGGATCGATCCCTCCGGGAACTCGTACCCTATCTGCTTCGCGATCAGCCTCAGGTGATACGCATCGAAGTCCAACTCGACCAAAAAGTCGTTGCCCGGAACGAAACACCGCCTGAACCTCTCGGCCTTCGGCACTGCCACGAAGTTTATGCCGTTGAAGGAGTTCGTGGGCCTGCCGGTCATGTTGTACATGTTGTAGTACGAGTATGCCAGCCCGTCCCGAATGAAGTTTCTGGTGTGCTCCAGTCCGTACGCTTCGACCGTCTCCGGCACGCTTACCGCGATGCCCTGCCTCTCGACCCATCCGTACGCGTCGGATGCCCTGTCGAGCATTCCTGAGTCACGCTCCAGGTCCATGAGGGTCTGCACCTTCCCGTACAGGCATTCGCATCTTTCGTAATGTTTTGTTATCGGCAGCAGCTCGTTAACGATCGGATCCATCGACAGCCTCCTGTAGAAGTCGCGGTGTGCCACCGTGTCGCACTCCAGCTTTGACTGGTCTATACCCTGGTCCATCCTGACGTTCTGCAGGTCCACCGTGTTGCTCACGTCCATGAAATAGGAGTGGAACTTCCTGTCCAGGACGTACACCTTTCTGTGCGCACTGAGGAAGGATCGAATCTGGTGCGTTTCTAGGCCCATTCCTTCGCTGTGGTTGACCGAGAGTATGTAACCCTTGCTTCCAGCGTTATAGTAGAATAACGAGGCCCTGGTGAGCCCGGGATGATACCTGTCAGAAGATGGTATCGCCTGAACAAAGCAGGACTCTCCCGGAGTCAGCCTTTTCAGCTGGTCTGAAGTTTCGATGATAAAATACATAACCTTTTGAGGAATGTACGCTATCTCCCTTAAATTTTGCAGTTAAAGTTTTAAGTGGTTGGCCTTGCCCACTTGGTGTAGTCCCCGCCTATGAAGTCGGTTATGCCCAGGAAGGTGACGTTCAGGCTCTCGGTCAGTCTTTTGTTCGTGTCGATTATCCCGGCCCTCGTGTCGTACTGGCTCAGCCTCACCGAGTTCAGCGGGCCCGTCAGCTTCCACATTATCCTTCCGGTCATGTACATGGACACGTCGTAGCTCACGGTCCCGTCCTGCAGCGCCTGGTGCTCCTGTTCCGACACCTCCACCACGTATCCGGCGTCGTTGCTCTTCTTTGCAAAGTACCTCATGATGTAGCCCCTGGCGTAATCGTTCTCGAGGGGGAGCGGGTAGTACGGCGTTGGTCCTCCTGCCGGGTTTCCGATCCCGTAGTACGCCTGTTGCAGCGTCGGCTTTGTCACCGTTTTTACAGACGGAGTCACCGATGCCAGCGCGTCTATCAGCACCGGAGGCAGCGTCTTGTTCGTCAGCACCGGGGACGACTGGTACTTCTGCGCTGGGGTCAGCGGCTCGCTCGGGCCTGACACTGGATCCGGACCTGAGAATGCCTTGCCGTCATACGTGAGGTAGAACTTTCCGACGTACGGCTTTTTGTTCACGGTGAAGTCTCCCCCTGCTGTGTTCTGGTTTGCCTGGATCCTGAATGATGGATAGTATCTTAGTGCCATTTTATATGTCGTAGCTTATTTTGTTTACATACTTTTTAAAGTCTGCTATTGTTAAAGGTTGACCTGGTTTTTTTCCTGCAGCTTCTGCTACTAGAGGATTTGCTAATGATATCTGCGCCGCCGTCAGATCTCCGTACGCTAATTCTAACGTATCGTTCTTTAAGTTTGCAGGAGTTAATATTGCTGGCAAGAATACAGCTCCGTATAATTCATACAAATTACTATAAGAACTACGTTTAGGTCCTATAGAGTTAAAATACTTTTCTACATATGTTAATTGCTTAGTTGCATCGGATGGAATTTCTTGATATGTAGTTACTCCTATTGATTTATAAGTTGGAGGAGTAAATTGCACTAATCCGTAAGCTGGGATGTCTGCTTTGTTTTTAGGTCCAAGCGCTGTAGGATTCAGCTTAGACTCTGCAAACATTACTCTTATCATGTCATCTCTCTTGCAGGACAACCTTGCACATACCTTGTCGAGCTCAGCCAGGAACTCTGCGGTCAAAGTCCTAGAGCTAAACGTATTGATCGGAGCCTGGTTCAGCTGGCCGTAACCGAATATGTCGGTCTCGCTTATCGGTATCGTCGAAGGCTCTATCGATCTAGTGCCCTTCTGATCGTAGTTAGGCTCCCTGAGAAGTGTCATGAACCCCTCTATTCCGGTCGTCCACTGGTTGTCTGCAAAGTTGTGAGTTATCCTCGCTATGGAAAACGCGACCTTCTTCTGGTTGTCCGGTCCGCTGCTGAGCTTAGAAGAGTTGTATCTGTACGGCAGGGTCCTCTCGTCTATCGTGTATAGCTGGAACGGGTGGATCGCGGATATACCGTCCATCGTGATGTTGGAACGCAGCGGTATTATCATGGCGTGCACCGATCCGGACTGTTCGTTCTTTACCTTCGACATCCTGTCTATGTAGTAGCTCCTCGCCTTCTGTATCGAGTCGCTCGATATGAACAGCCCGTCCCGATTCTCAGAGCTCTCAGGAGCCACCGTGTATATGCTCTTCACCACGTTGTTGAAGTTTATGGCCATCTCTGCGGCGGGTATGTTCGACGTTCCGTTCTCTTCCTTTGCGGTCTCGCTCGTCTTCCTAGGTATGTACCTGTCGAATGATCCCAGGTTGTACACGCCTATGTCCGAAGTGTTCTTAGACGCTGCCACCTGGTCAGGCACGGATGGGTTGGTCGATATGGCTATGTAGCTCGCAAGCCTGGAACTGATGTCCGTGCGTATCTCGAACGCCCTCGCAACGGACTCTTTACCGAACACCGGTATCTCGAACGCCGAAGACTTCTGTATCATCTTGGAATGCGAGTTTCCCACCTGCACGTCTGGCTTCTGCTGCAGCTGGTCGTCGGTGATCACGTAGCAGTTTGAGTTGTCGTTGTAAGACAACCTGAACGCGTTGTAGTTTCCCATGCTCTTGTTCAGGTCGGCAAGTATCGTCTCCAGGGTCGACTGGAAGTACACGTCGTTCGTGTCGCTGCCCGTCTTCAGGCTTTTTATCACGTCCAACAAATAGTTTATGTCCACCATGACGTACATCAGCTTTCCTATGTATCCGTCCGGCCTGTTGTCCATCCCGTTCTTCTGCTGCGGCAAAGCTCCGCTGAGCCTGTCCTCCTCCACGTTGAAAAGCGGGGTGGGGTTTGGCGTTGCAGGCGGTGGCGCCGTCGGGTCTGCCTGCTTTGGCGGTATTGCCTTTATCACACCTCCCGGTATCAGGGACTCGTCAAAAAGTTTTTTGTAGTCCTGGTTGGTTCCGAGATAAGGCACCAGGAACTTGTACGGGTCGATCGATATCTGATTGATGCTGCTCAGGTAGAAGTTGGTCTCCGGATTGAAGTCCAGGTACGTCATGGGGGTTATAGTGTCCCCCTTCTTTATCTTCTCTTTGGTCTCCGAATTGTACAGTATCCCGGTGTGGTTTATCATCAGGAAGAACATACCGAGGTTTATGTACACGGAAAGCTTAGGCTTGTTGTTCACCTCCAGGTCAGCGCTCTCTCCGTACGGCACTGGGAGTATCTTGAAGAGCTGCTCGAAGTCCACCTGCGGAACGAACGTGTTCTTCTGAGAGGATCCGTAGCTGCTCTCGTCCCTAAGCTGGTTTTTGAGTATCATTCTTCCGTTCGAATCGCTCTTGTACGCGTTCTCTCCGGACATCAAATAGAAGTTGTTTCCGTACCTGAAGTTTGTATCCAGCCTCTCTGCGGGGGTCAGCGTGCCCTCTATGTACTTTGCAAAGAACTGAGGCGTGTACTTGTCGTAGTTCACCTTCGGCACCGTGTTGTTCTTGAATATCTGAGAGTATGCTCCCTCTGAGAAGAGGTTCTTGATGAAATCCTGGTATGGCTTTCCTCTCAACAGCGCTGGGTTTAGTGCGTTGTTTATCCCGTACAAAAGTATCGATCTGAGCATCAGCTCTAGAGTCGACTCCGAATCTGTGGTCGCCCTCAACGACTCCGCGTTGTACTCGTTCAGTATCTGCTTTTCCTTCTCGGTCCTTGCAGCCGCTGCCTGCCTCTCTGCTTCTGTCACCGCAAGGTCCCTCTCCCTCAGGTACTTGTTGTACAGCAGCACCTGCTCACCGTCTATGGATTTTATCAGGGACAGGTCTGCGAAGGTGGCGTTCCCTCCCAGGTATACCTTGAAGCTCGGATTTGCCTTTTCTGCCAGAACCACAGTAGTATAGTTGGTTATGTCCGTATCTATCCGCTCTACTATGTACTGGGTCTCCGGATTTACAAAGAAGTCCCTGCCGTCCCTTTTGTTTACGGTGGTCGCTTCGATGGTGTCTCCCTTTGGATACTGAAACTCCACCTGAAATATGGTTCCGTCTTTTGAGTACGTCAGGACGTTTCTCTTGTATGTTGCGTTGCTACGCACCACAGATTCCGGGAGCTTGTCTACGAACGTTTCCCCCTCTGAGCTTACTGTACCGGTCTTGATTCCATCCACTGACTTTGTCACTATCGAGTTGATATAGTCCGTGTCCAGCTTCACAAGCAGTGTCTTGTCTTTTGGCTGCGCGCTTCTGCTATCGGCTATGTACCTCTGGAACAGGTTTGCCGGTCCGCTACTGAAGAATATTATGCCCTCTTTAACGTAAAACGCATCTATTCCCTGCGTCGAAGCGGGGTTCTGCAGCTTGTTCTTGCCCTGAAAATCTTTCAAGAGGTTGCTCGCCCTCGTCTTGTAGTACTCTACGTCCAGATTTACGATCTCCCCGTTTACCGGTCCAATAGCGGTGTTTATTACTCCCCCGGGTGTTACGATTGTTTTTATTGGTAATTCGGTCTCTGATAACTTCACATTTTTTCCTCCAAGTATTGGAATATAAACTGCTTCAGTTTCTCTAAAAACTTGAAAATCACCTTCATTTTTACCATTGGTATTAAACAGCAGGTTGCTCAGCTTGTCCGTGATGTTCAGCTTTGCCCAATTGCTACCGTTGGTCTGTATGCTGTTTTCGGCCTCCTTTATCGCCTTCAGCTTTTCTGCCTCAATCTCGTCTAGGGCTGCCTTTATCGCAGGTGCCCTTTCGTTGTCGATGTACGTCTTCAGCTGTTGGTAGTACACGTCGGACAGGGTGGAAACGTGGTTTATCGGGTAGTTACCCATCACGGCACCGAGCGACAACGCTTTTATCGTGCAGTCGTATCCCCCGTCCTGGGTCATCGTGAAGTTGAATGAGGTAACCAACCCGAGCATCCCTCCGTAGTTTCCGTAGGACTTCCTAGTGTTTGTTGAGAGCTTGAGGTTTATGTCCTCCTTGGTCATAGATCCCTGGAAAGGGTTTATCATGAACTGCTCGGAGGACTGCAGCATTCCCTGGTTGTCGTAGTACTTCGCATGGCCGTACTCTATCAGCACGGTGAATCCCGGTCTGAAGTACAGCGCGTCCATTATGTCCAGCTGGTACTTGTCCCAAACCTTGAAGTTAATAGTTGCCTGCCTCAGCGATCCCATCTTACCGGTTGACTCTATCGTCACCGACGTTATACCTGGCATTGGCTTGTAGCCGTAGTCACCGATCTCACGATTCCCTGCCGCATTGTATGCGTTCAGACCAGACCTCAGATTCATGCCCTGCGTCCTAGATCCCACGGTGTCACCCACTTCCCCTCCGTCCTGGTTCTTGGAAGCGTATGTCGACGTTCCTCCGTACAGTATGTAGTTCTCTGCAAGGCTCCTCTCGTTCGGCAGCGTCAGTCCAAGCGTCGAGGTGAAGTACCTCATCAGCTCCGATTCCAGGTTGACTGAAGATACGACC